TATCAAGGAAGCATCCAGGGATCTATATGCCAAAGGATATGGATCTCGCCATGTAAAGAAACCAGCTCCATCTGATTATTCACCAGCTGATATATCCATCGATGCCAATGAGCTGATATTCCCTATGGATATATTCCCATCAGACATCCAGAGATACATGCTCGAATGCCATCGCACTCTGAACAGCTCCATTGATTACATGGGATGTTCAATGATGTGGCTTCTAAGCATCATCATCGGTAACTCAATTAAGATCCAGGTAAAACGTGGATGGATTGAATCTGGGATCCTATGGATGGCCATTGTAGGGAGGCCTGGTGTGGGTAAAACTCCGAATATCAATAATATCATATTCCCTCTCCAGAAGGCCAATAACAACGAAATAAAGACCTACATCAAGCGCCTGGATGCATATCGAGAGTATATGGATAAAGATAAAAAAGAGCGAGAAGGAGAGGAGCAATTGAGGAAGCCGATCAAAACTCAATTCATTGCATCTGATATCACTCTGGAGGCACTCGTGGAGCTACATGAGGAGAATAAAAATGCGGTGGGAGTATTCAAGGATGAGCTCGCTGGCTGGCTGAAGGATATGAATAAATATCGAGCTGGATCTGATCTAGAATTCTGGCTATCTTCCTGGAGCAATAAAGGAGTGGCGCTCAATCGTAAAACTTCAAAGAGCTCATTTGTTGAATCACCAGTGATCCCAATCCTGGGAGGTATTCAGCCAGGGATTCTCAATCAATTCTATACTGAGGAGAATAAAGATAATGGATTCATTGATCGTATTCTCACATGCTATCCAGATCTAGATGTGGAGGAGTATAATGATAATGAGATGGATGAGGGCCTTCTTCAGTGGTATGAGGATTTCATCATCGACATGTATCAGAGAGTGAAGCGCCATATTGTAGTATATGACAATGACAATGAGATTCAATCAATCATCGCCACATTCAGCACTAAGGCCCAGGAGGAATGGAAGCGCATATTCAATGAAATCACAGTGATGCAAAATTCACCGATGGAGAATGAATATATGAAGAGCATGCTCCCAAAACAAAAGAGCTACATCCCCAGATTCGCACTTCTGATCAATACACTGGATACCATGACTGGCCAACATGATTATGATGTGAACTATATCACCAGAGAATCATTGCTGAAGGCCGAGCGCCTCTCCAGGTACTTTATCAACATGGCTAAAAAGGTCAAGATGCAATCATCAGAAACCTTCGAGATCAAAAAGGTGATGAATGTAAATAAGATGAAGAGCAAAAAAGACCAGGTACAAGAGATGTACAAAGCGAATTCAGAATTTAACAGAAGCCAGATGGCGGATCTCCTTGGGATATCTCGCCAGACAATTCAAAACTATATCAATGAGATTAAATAATAAGGGCACAGCCTTAAAAACTAATTTAATAACCAGGTAATAACCTTAAAAATGGCATTGATTCCCAAAACTATGCAAAAAAGAATACTTTTGGAGCGCTAATGATTACATCGATGCATGAGATATGTGGCAAAATTTAGGACTTAAAACAAATAGAAATGAAAGCAAAACTAACCTTTAACCTTCCAGATGAGGAATCTGAATTCCAGGATGCCATCAATGGCAATGCCTACAAAGCGGTGATCTGGCAGATTGATCAATATCTCCGCTCAGAATTGAAACATTCAGAGCTTCCAGAAGATGTGCATGATAAGGTGCTACAGATCAGAGAGGAGCTGCATGAGATTATCCAGGATCATTCAATCAGTATGGAAAAAATATGGCAATGATATGAACAAGGAAAATAAAGCCAGATTAACAGCTCTTGAGAGAGCACATCTCCAGGAGAAATATCCATCTGTGCCAGATCATGCACTCGCCATGAGCAAATGGAGCGATACATCAGCCAATGGCCTCACTAAATGTGTGACAGCATGGATCCAGATGAGTGGATTCCAGGCCGAGCGAATAAATACCATGGGAGTATATCGAGAGGCTGCAAAGGTGAAGGATGTCGATGGCATCTCTCGCACTGTGGGCAAAGGTAAATGGACAAAATCAACGAGCACAGCTGGATCAGCGGATATCTCCGCAACTATCAAGGGCCGATCTGTGAAGCTGGAGATTAAGTATGGAAAGGATGTGCAATCAGATGCGCAAAGGAGATACCAGGAATCAATCGAGCGAGCTGGAGGAATTTACTTAATTGTGCGGAATTTTGATGAATTTATTACCTGGTGGGATAATTTCGCTTAATTATTTTTATATTTGTGAAAACTTTAATTTTTAACTATGAAAAAACAAGCAACTGAGGGCACAGAGCTCCAGATCCCTTCGGGGAATGTTTATGCCAAGCTATGGCATGCAAAGCAAGAGATTGGTAAGGTGTATAAGAATGCCACGAATCCGCACTTTAAGAGATCATATGCTGATCTAAATGCCATCCTTGAAACGGTGGAGCCGATTCTCCTGGCACATGGATTGCTTCTCATTCAGCCGATTGAAGATGGCAAGGTGATCACCATGATCCTGGATCCAGAGACAGAGACATCCATCTCCTCCAGCATGCAACTTCCAGATGGTCAGAATCCACAGCAAATCGGATCGGCTGTGAGTTATTTTCGGAGATACAGCTTGAGCTCACTTTTGTGCTTGCAATCGACAGATGATGATGCGCAGCTGGCAAGCAAGCCGAAATCAAAACCAACAGCCACAGATGAGCTGGTGGATAAATTCCTGGCATCATTACAAGCTGGAAGCAACAAGTGGACAGCTGAGAAATTCATCAGCACATATGCTCTCACTGAAGATCAGATCATCAAAATACAGCAACTATGAAGCGCCTCACTGAATACGCACTCATCGCCATCACCATCATCACTCTCACAGCGATCTGGGGATTAACATGGCATTACTTTGGCTGGTATGGTATCATCACACTTGCTGTGCTTGCCATCGGCCTATCAATTTATACAACTATTTAACACTTAATTATGAAATTTCGAGCATCAAGCCTGGGCAAGCTCATGGCGAATGACAGATCTGGCAAAAATATGGGCCAGACAGCGAAGAGCTACATTGAGCAAATCGCAAAGGAGACATTTTTCAAATATCACACAGAGATCAATTCAAAGTATATTGATAAGGGCCAGCAACAAGAGCATGATTCAATCGAGCTCCTCAATATAGTGCGCCAGGAATCATATGCCAAGCACATTGGCCGAGTGGAGAATGAATATCTCACTGGAGAATGTGATATCCTGGCTGATGATCGTATCATCGATGTCAAAACATCCTGGTCATGGGATACCTGGCCAGAGCTTCCAAAAAAAGCACAGAATTCAGATTACGAATGGCAGATGCGTGCATATATGCTCCTTTATGATCGCAACATGGCAGAGGTGATTCATTGCATGGTCACCACAGATCCAGATCTTTTGAGCGCATATGATAATCATGAGCTTCACCAGGTTGATCACATTCCAGCGGATAAGCGAATCACTGTGGTATCATATGAGAGAGATATTCTCCTGGAGGCCGAGATCATGGAGCGCTTGAAAATATGCTCTGAGTATTATGATCAATATATGCAACTTTTAATCAATAAGTGATGATAAGACAAAAACAGATTGTTGATGGTGCGAATGGATCAATATACTATGAAATCAACTTCACTGTACAGCATGATCAATTGATATCAACAGAGCTTTATGAAGAGCTTCATGATCACCTTGAAAAAATAATCCTGGCAGATAGGTGGACATTCAAATCAGCATGCAAGCCATCAGAGCCAGTGGATCCAGATCGATATGTGGAGGAATACGGTGATGCAATCACTGACTTAACATTCCTTTATGATTTATTGAGAGTAGAGGGCCATGATCCAGATGGTAAATTTATGAAGGGCATCAGATATGCTTATGACTATTTAACAAACAAACAGAAATAAAATGGAACAAAAAGACAATTCAATCGTCATATTCAAAAATGACAAAAAGACAAAAGAGAATCAGCCAGATTACAAGGTGAAGATGGTGGTGGATGGCAAGGTGAAGGAGGCATCTGTATGGATCAGAGAATCAGCATCTGGAGTAAAGTATATGAGTGGGCCAGTCCAGGATCCATATGTGCAACCAGAGGCACCAGCGCCATCGCCAGAGCAAGCTCCGATATCAACATCAAAAAAGATTCAAGATGCAACAGAGCCAGATGATCTCCCTTTCTAAGGATGAGCAACTGACTGACTGGATGATACGTCAAGTGAGAGAGCGATGCCAGGATCGGTATCGCTTGATTCATCTGGCTGAAGATACTGGACTGAGATACAATCAGCTCTGGAGATTCGTGAATGGGCACCAGGTAAATCAGCAGTTTATCAATGATCTATTCAGTTTTTTAGTACATTAGTGAATGTTTTGGTCAAGGGAGGCATATGAGATAAGTAAAAAGATCACCAGCAACAACGAGCTGCATGTGGATCTGGTGTCTCATGTGTTCCTCCTTTTGCACCAGCTCAATATACCAGAGGAGGATCTTCCTCGCACATTCTCAAAATTCGCCTTCAATCAGTGGAACTGGAAGCAATCAGAATTCAATCGCCAATATCAGCGAGGCATCATCAATGTGGAGCTTCCAGATTGCTTCACTGGCAAAACTGATGAGGAAGATTTCACAGAGCATGAGGATCTGTTGATTCAATTCCTAGAGATGGAGCCAAAGGATGATAATGAGCTCTTCTGTAAAGAGATCGCCAAGATGCATCTATATGGCATGACGTATCGAGATATCCGCAATGAGACAAATATATCACTTCAAATTATTCACCAAGCAATAAAACAATTCAAGCATGATCTTTATAATTATTACAATCACACTGTGCTCCATCGGACTGGCGAGAGCACTGATGACATTCGATCTCCCAGATTGGAAACCGTTTAACTGCCAGAGCTGTCTATCCTTTTGGATCGCTGTCGTAGGATATCTCGCCATTGATCCATACATGGTGATGCTGGCATTCATCACTTATCTTCTCTCTGACTTAATTATGATCTATGAAGCAAGATAATACATCACCAATCGAGAGCACTCCAGTGGATCGATCAGCCGATGAGCTTCACCTGGCTACAATTGGAGGAATACTGATCAATGAGCTTTTCAGATCGAGAGAGCTCCGCAAAAAAATCAGAGGCACAAATCTTGAACGTCTATTAAAACAAATACTAAAATCATGATACTATCAAAAGAACTAAATGCACAAGTGGCCAGATTTGGCCGCACCAGATCATGCTCCCTCACCAGTGAGCTGAAAAACGAGCTCGCCACAATTCTCTTCCAGATTAAAGGATTGAGATTGAATAAATCATGTGGCACATGCATCCGCAATGCCATGCAAGATGTGATCAACTTCATGCAGAATGAGGTGCGAATCGAGAGATTCATCGGCATTCGCCATGAGGAAGCCAATGATGACAAAGATACGGTAACAGATACCAGGAGAGAAGCTCAAGCGCTGAAGGAGCGCCTGGATAAAATGACGTATAAAGAGCTCAAGGCTTTCGCTGGGGTGAAGGGGAATATAAAGAGAGAGAAAATATACGAATTGATACATCTCTCTAAATAGAACAGATTTACATATATATAGTTATGGCATCACCAACAGAGAAATCAAGTGCATTCGTTTATCAGCTGTTTATGCTGGCAGAGACATATATCGATGAATGTTTATCTCATACTGTCCAGGAGGTATCCCAGGGCCGAGTGGTGGAGAAAATGAATCGACATATACCAACAATTGATTTTTTTTTGAGGATATGGATACCTAGAAACTACTCCAGGAAGGACACTATAAAAAGATCAACGTACTATCGCTGGCTGAACTGGGATAATACAGAGAAGCAAAGAGTGATTAGAGATATCGATGAGGCATTCAAAGCTCTGGCCCAGGATATAGTGGCCAATGAGGGCAAAGGTATATTCTATGCAAAGAATCGCCTTGGGATGCATGATCGCCAGCAAGTGGAGACAAAAACTGTGGATAAATTTGAATTCGAATAATACAATTTTGCTGCAATCCAGGAGAGAGCTGTTCATCCAGATGAGGTGTGCAGCTCTTTTTGTATCTTCGCCATATGAGCACAATCAAAGGATATAAGCCTCACAGCAATCAGCGACTGATTCATGATGCCATCAACAAGGGCACAGAGAAATATATCGCATTGAATATAGGGAGGCAATTCGGTAAAACTATGCTGGGCATCAATCAGATGCTGTACTGGGCAATCAATGACAAAGGATGTAACATCGCTTGGATCACTCCAGTATATAAGCAAGGAAAAAAAGTATTCAGTGAGATGGAGAGAGCCACAGCTTCCAGTGGTTTATTCGACTTCAACAAGAGTGATCTGATCATCAGCGGATTCGGATCCACAATCACATTTTTTTCTGGTGAGCGCCCAGATAATATACGAGGGAATACATTCGACTATCTGATCATTGATGAGATGGCATTCACCAGGCCAGAGCTTTGGGATGAGGTGCTCTCGGCAACCGTACTGGTGAAGGGTAAAAAGGTATTATTCATCAGCACTCCTAAAGGTAAAAATCACTTCCATCGGATATGCATGCAGCCAAACTATGATACCAGATATCGGTACTTTCATTTCACATCATATGACAATCCGATGATTCATCCAGCTGACCTGGAAGAGAGGAAGCGCTCGATGCCAGATCACATATTTCGCCAGGAGTACATGGCCGAATTCATCGACAATGCCAGTGGCCTCTTTAAGAATGTGCGAGCCTCATCTGGTACCTGGGAGCCGAAAGGGAAAGCATATGCTGGCCTGGACATTGGCCGAGCTGATGACTATACTGTGCTCACCATCTTGAATGAGGATGGCCAGATGATTCATGTGGAGAGATGGCGCCATGATGAGTGGAGCAAGATCATTGATAAGGTGGCCAATGTGATCAAGGCCTTCAATGCGGTGACTGTGGTGGAGGTGAATAATCAAGGGGATGTATTTTATGAGATGCTGCAAACTAAATGCAGAAACCTGGTGAATCCATTCGTCACCACATCGAAGAGTAAGCCGATGATCATTGAGGATCTGGCACTGGCATTCGAGCAAGGTGATATCAAGGTCACATCTGATCAGTGGCTGATTGATGAGCTTGAAAACTTTACCTATATTTACAATATAAACACCAGGAAGGTGCAGTATTCAGCTCCCTCTGGGATGCATGATGATGGTGTGATGAGCACAGCTCTGGCCATGCATGCATTGAAGCACTATCGAATGAAAGGAAAGTATAAAATTTTAAGAGCATGAAAGCAATCGAAATCACATTACCAGGTACATTGAGCCAATGCACTCCAGAGATGATGACAAAGTGGATGATGGTGGCACCAGTATTCCAGGAAGCGAAGGATGATCTCTCCGCATCCCTTGACTTTCAATGCCAGGTGATATCCATCTTCAGTGGCTTGAGTGTGAATAAGGTGAGGAAGGCCCACATTGATGATGTCATTCATTGCTTCACTCACATCATGCAGATCCTCGGCACATATAAACAGAAGGAGATCCCATCTGGAAGAGTGGAAATCGATGGCCAGGTATATATCTTTGAGCCAGATTTCTCCATCATCAGCACTGGTCAGATCATCGATATGAAGCTCATTGAAAATGTCCAGGAGGATCCATGTGCAGCACTAGCCATCTGTTATATTGAGGAGGGCATGGAATATGGCCAGGAGGATGCAAGAGGCAAGATCCTCAATCCATCGTACAAGCGGAAGGAGATATTCAAGCGCTCATTTCCTGGTGATGAATTCGTTGATTTCTTTAGTTTTTTTTTGCGGCAATCCGAACAGCGGAAGCTCGCTACACTACAGATCCAGATGATGAGAGCGAAGGAGGAGATGAGGAAGATGAGCGAGATCACTCTCATTCAGATGCAACAAATGATTCGGAGTGGTTTACCTGGACAGGCCTCATCCTTCACCTGGCTGAGAAGCTTAATAAACCGATTGAAGAGATCACCAGGCAACCGTATGTAAAAACTCTCTTCTGGCTAAACTACTTCAAGCTGAAATCGTC